TGTGCAAAAGATTATATACGCCAAGCTATAATAGAATCTAATGCAGGTAAGACTAGTACTAATATTTTGGGTATTTGTAACGCTAATGGCAAACCAAGGAAATATGATTTTTGGTGGCAAAGTGTTGATGACTATTACAAATATTTTTATAGTAAATGGGATGGTAATGAAGATTATATAACTTTTTTAAAACGTTCCAAATATAATCCTTATCCTACCTATTGGGTTAAATTGGAATATGTTACTTCACTTTTAAATTAAATAAAATGAAACTGAAACTAGGTAAACCTAAATTTACACACCGGAATGACGTTACCGTGTGCAGAATTAACTGTTATCTTGATCTTTCTGCAAATCCTGCAGTGACAGACAATATAATACGGCCTATACTTAAAAGATTCCGAAAAAAAAGCCTAAAAGGAACGCTTGCAGATACTATGACATGTGTTAATGGCAAATTGAAATTCTATTCTATTGGAATTACAAGATGTCATGTTGAAGATCAAGAATCCTATAAAGACGATATAGGCGAATCAATAGCTTTAAGAAAAGCAAAACAAAAAGCTTATGCTAGAGTATCCAAAATATATGAAGCTTTGGCATATGAAACCAAAAAGTTTGCAGACTATAACATCACAAGCTTTTTATATACAAGTGATCAGTTTAAGAAACATACTGATCAGGAAGAATTGAAGTTGTACGAAATTATTAATGAAATTAACGCTTAACGATGAAGTAATTAAAAGAAAAGGATGGTCTTATGGAAAATTTCTTATATGTCTTGCAATAAGACAATGTAGAAAAAGAGATATATTACAACACCTCAAAGAATTGACAGATAACTTAAAAGTATTTAAAGATGATGGTGGAATACATACTCTTTACAAAGATACTGCAAAAGAAATCGAAAGTATTCTTATTGCATGTGATGAAGAAGTTCCAAAAGAAGACCAATTAACAAATCTTGCAAAACAACTGATTGAATTATATCCTAGGGGAATGAAAGACGGTACTAACACACCATGGAGAGCAAACATAAGAGCCATTGTAAAAAAATTACAGTGCTTTTATAACAAATATCCCGAAAAAATGGATGTGCCACATGAAATTATCATTCAAGCTACAAAAGAATATATAGATAGTTTCAACGGTAATTACAGAACCATGCGTGTACTCAAGTATTTTATCTTAAAAGACAATCAATCAGATCTTGCAACTTGTATTGAAAATTTGGGTCAACTTAGTACAATTAATTTTGACCCAGGGGAGGTCGTTGTATGAGTGTACTTCAACGTACATTTGAACTAATGGCAACCCGCAAAGCCAGGATAGAAAACAATGAAATAAATGGATATCCTTTTCCTATAGAAACATTTAGAGGAGAGATACCTGTAATAGAAAAAGGAACTTACGCATTGATATCAGGTCAGACAAAATCAGGTAAATCGAAGATTGCAAATTATTTGTTTGTATATCATTCGATACTATATGCTTATGAGCATCCAGACCAAATGCGAGTGAAAATATTCTATTTTCCATTGGAAGAAACTCCTGAAGCCATAACGTTACAGTTTATGGCATTCTTGTTATTCAAACTTTCCAAACATACTATAAGGGTTGATCCTTTACAGTTAAAATCTGTCGATGCAGATAACTTGTTATCAGATGAAATATTAGAATTGCTTCACACAAAAGAATATACAGATATTCTGGAATTTTATGACTCCCACGTAGAATTTAGAAGTGAAACTAATAATGTAGGTATTGACATTGTATTGAAATCTTATGCCAAAGAACATGGTAAGGCAACATACACTGAATGTACTTATACAGATGATATTACAGGCGAAAAACATACAGGTAAGGAATTGTCGGAATATATACCAGACGATCCTGATGAATTTGTCATAGCTGTTGTAGACCATGTGAGTTTATTGACTCCCACAAGAAACGATGGAACATTGTTCAATGCAATTGCAACATTGTCCAAAAACATGGTATACATAAAAAACAAATTCAAATATATACCTGTAGTGGTGCAGCAGCAAAGTGCCTCAGAATCAGGAGGTTTGGAGGCAAGAAAGACAGGTAACATTAGACCTACGAAAGCAGGTTTGTCGGACTGTAAGAATACAGGTAATGACTGTACTCTTATGATAGGTCTTACAAATCCTTATGCTTTCGAATATCCGGCTTATATAGGATATGATGTATCTAAACTGAAAGATTCTTTCAGAGTTATGGAAGTTGTTCTTAACCGAGAAGGTAGATCAAATGGCATATGTCCATTGTTCTTCGATGGTGCTGTAAATTATTTTACAAGTCTTCCTGCTTCAAATGATACAACAAATCTTAACAAAGTTTATCAATATATTACAAACAATATGACTAGAAAGAAATCAAATAAAGTATATACTTTCTTTTCATATATAAAACAAAAAATCATGAAGAAAACGATTTAATTAATGTCTAAACTAGTAGCTATATTGGGTAATTCAGGTGATGGTAAATCGACCAGCACAATAATCAATCCTGATGGTTCTTTTGATATGAAGAACTATAAAGGAATGGATCCTAAGACACATTTTATTATAAACCTTGATAAAAAGGCGCTTCCTATCCCAGGAGGCATGTGGGACGTTGCACATAAAAATTATGCAGAGCCTACAACCTTTGAAGAAATTCGAAGGTTGCTTTTATGGATAAAAGAACAGCCTAACATCAAGTCTGTGGCAATAGATACAATAAATATCTATCTTGCTATGAAGGAATTCAACGATCGTCGTAAGATGACATTTGATCAGTAAACCAATATATAAAATAAATTTCTTTCTGCTGATCTAAAACTCCGTTAAACAGGGGAAATCCTACTATTAAGTTAAGGACAATCCTGTGCTAAACCTTTTAGTAATAAAAGAAAAAGCTAAACGACTAGAGGTGATGCCTACCAGTAATAAGCTGAGGCTATAAAATCCTCCACGAAAGCGGGGCACTACTTACATTATGTAAGCCAAAGATATAGTCTGAACATTATAGTAATATAATGAAATGAAGGGTTAAATACCTTTATATTAACAAGTTAGGGAAGGATTATGCCAATGACGTTATAGAACTTAATATGTTATGTAATGATTTACGTGATGATCAAATTGTTTATGTCATGGGCCATACAATGCTTCAAACACAACCTGACGGCAGCGAAAAAACAGTTTTTAGTGTAAGTGGTAAGAAGCTTACAAAAACGCAACCTGAAGGCTTTTATCCTATCGTGTTGATGACAAGAGTCGAATATGGTGACAATGGAGATAACAAATATTATTTCCAAACAAAAGCTAATTTTTCAAGTGCAAAAACTCCGTTGGGTATGTTTGATGATTTTGAAATACCGAATAGTTTAAGTCTTGTGGATCAAACTATTAGAAATTTTTACCAAATTAATTGAAATGAATAAACTAAAAGAAGCTATTAGAGTGAATCAAAAAATATATAAAGTCAATACTAAAGTAAAAACCAAAAGTGAAAAGGAACAAGAAGTGAAAAAGAATACTTATTCGTTTCTTACATATTCTTCTGGAGAAGATTCAGTTGACAAAGTTCCTTTTGAAAGATATTATGGTGTAGCACCGTGTAAAATCGTAGCTGTAAATCCGACTACAGAAGAAGCAAAAGAAATCACAGGCAGGGACATGAGAATTCCTGAATATGTTTCCGAAGGAACAGACTTTAACGGCAAACCTGTTTCTCAGGCAAGAATAATGTTTATCGTAAAAACATCCAAGGAACATTGCGGTATTGAGAGATTTGAGCCTATAACGTTTCTTCTTACAAAGAATTATTATACAAACAGCGACAATACTAAAGTACGTGTCATAGATCAGTATAGAAGAACTGCTTGGCTTACCAACGATGAATATAAGGCAAGAGCTATTCCTCAATACAGGACTGGCCCTGCAGATATCGATGCAGGCAGTTATAGACCTATGTTCAGAGGTGAAGAGAACCTTGTCAATTTCCTTGCTATGTTCTATGGATTGCAAGATGTAAGTTTCTTCAATAACGATACCGGTAAATTTGAGACGAATCCGAATCTTGACAAATGTAAGCTTCAATTTACTGTTGATGAATTTAATGCATTTTTCAAAGGTGACGTTACAACAATCAGGAACTTTGTAAAGTCAAGATCTGAAAATATGGTCAGGATAATGTTCGGCATCAGGACTATTGATGACGGTCGAAGATTTTCTGATGCATTCTTGGATTGTTTCTTGAGATATAGTGCATATCCTAACAGAAAGACTGGGACTTATTATAAGTTCGAACGTGCTCTTAACGAGGCTAAAGTAAACAATAAATACATAAATACTGAATTTTATTGTGGCCCTTACAAGAAGTACGAAATTGAAGCAAGTGATATACAACCGACAAACGCTTCGATGCCTGTTATGGAACCATCACCTCTTGAAAAAATCCTAAACGAAGAACCGGAAGACAAGCTTCCTTGGGAATAAATGATTTATAGTGAAGGAGAACTGTCGTTGAATAAAGAAGATATTCTTAACGCAGATTCCATTTTAAAAATATTATATTATTACACAGGAATAACAAAACTACCCTGTCTTATAAACAGTCCTTTCAGAGTTGATAAGCATCCGTCGTTCTGTATATATTTTGCAAATAACAAGGTCAGATGGAAAGATTTTTCTACTGGCGAAAAAGGTGATCTTTTAGAATTTTTAAAACGTTTATGGGGATTACCTTTTAACGAAGTACTTTCAAAGATAAAAAAAGATATGACGAGTATGTCTTTTGAAAGTACTGTGTCAAGAAAATTCAAAACGACAAAATGTTACAAAAGTACTGATACAGAACTATTGTGTAAGACAAGGAACTGGGAATCATACGATTTAGAATATTGGAATTCTTACGGTATTTCTTTAGAATGGCTTAAATATGCAGATATTTATCCAATATCCGATATAATCTTTGTTAGGAACGGAGTCAGAAATGCCGTCAAGGCCGATAAACATGCATACGCATACGCCGAATTTAAGGAAGGTAAAACAACATTAAAAATATACCAACCTTTTAATACCAAAGGCTTCAAATGGACAAACAAACATGATATGAGTGTTATAAGTCTATGGACAAAAATTCCGTTGACTGGTGAAGCTTTATGTATCTGTTCTTCAATGAAAGATGCACTTTGTCTTTGGGCTAATACAGGAATACCAAGTATAGCTGTACAAGGTGAAGGCTATAGCATAAGCAATACTGCTCAAAATGTGCTTAAATCCCGTTTTAAACGCATATTTATCTTGTTTGATAACGATACCGCAGGTTTAAAAGATGGTGCGTCCTTGGCCGGGAAAACAGGCTTTAAAAACATAATCCTACCTGAATTTGATGGTGGCAAAGATGTCAGTGACCTTTACAAAAAAATCAATAATAAAAATGAATTTAAAAAAATAATTTTAAAACTTTTTGAAAATGAAATACGGAAAGCTTTTTAAGAAATATATCGAAAGATATGGGGAAACTCCCGATAGTAATAAATGTTCTTCTTGCAGTAGAACTACATTGATGCATATGGCACATAATATGTATCCTGAAAACAAGAATCTTTTGGAAAGCTATATGCGTACAAATACAAAAGATCTTTCAAGAAATGTATATCACGCATTGAAGAATATCTAATAAAAATCATAAAATGTCAATGGGGTATGGTGAAAATCATACCCCTTTTTTGTTATTATGCGTAAAAGGAAACTAATAGTAAGATCTAAAAATAAATCATGTAAAGCATTGAAATCTATAGAAGTACCTTATGGTATAATATATAGAATGGGTAGTGTCACACCGACAAATGCGATTACACGTAAAGAAGGTTATCTTGAAATAAATACTCCTGAAGCGTGTGCAAATTCAAATGACAAAGTTGCCATGAAAAGGTTATTTGTTGCTGCAGGTGTACCTACAGCTGAATATATTGTCAAATCTCCTGAAGAAGATGCACAGACTTTCAAAAAAATGGTTTTTGAGAAACTGCGGGAATGGAAAAGAATAATTATCAAACACAAGCATTCTTCAAAAGGTAATAATATTTACTTTATAGACTCGACAGAGACTCTTGAAGAATGGTTCTCGTCACATAATCATTATGAAAATTATGTGTTTGAAAAATATTATACATATTCAAAAGAATATCGACTACATGTAACTAATGATGGATGTTTCTATACTTGCAGAAAAATGCTCAAAAATGATGCAGATGTACGTTGGCATCGTCATGAATCAAATTCAGTATGGATACTTGAAGAAAATCCTGTTTTCGATAAACCTTCAAATTGGAATGATATTATAAATGCTTGTATAGCAGCAAAAAATGCAGTAGGACTTGATATTGCTGCTGTAGATGTGAAAGTGCAGACAAAAAAAGAAACTCCTAAGTTTATAATTCTCGAAACCAACAGTGCTCCAGCACTAGGTGAAATTGGTGTTGAACAATATATTAAGGTATTAAAAAAAATAATAGATGATAACAAAGAAAGATTTAGTTAATCTTGCATCGTTAAATTTGTCGTCAGGTAACTTTTATACGGTATATAGTGTTAAAATAAACGATGAAGCGCTAGTTTGTGATGAAGGTGCATGTTTTGCATCTTTATTTAGAAAATTTAATTTTTATGATAATAAAACAATACTTACATTATCATATAAAATAAGACTGATAACACCAGCACATTTGAAGCCCAATAAAAAAAATGTATGTTTTTTTAAACGTAAAGATATAGAAAAATATCTTAAGATATTAAAAAATTATTTTTCATTCACATATAAAATTACGATAGATGACAATTATGGTTATAATTTAATCATTAATAATTTAAAAGGTACATCGCTTTGTCATAAGATATTTGTAACGAGTATGAGATATTTATATGAATTTCCATTTTCCGGAGTTTTATATTCAACATTACAATTTTTTGAAAACCATCCTGAAGCAGAAAAAAACAAACTTTTTCAGATTCTTTTTATTAGCAGTCTACCTTTTCAAAATTACGGTAGTTTAGGTGGTGGTCACTCATTATTTGGAGGATTTTATTATTTTGCTGTAGGTCGCAGATTAGATATACCTAATGCATATACGAAAGAAATGTTGATGAATTGTTGTTCAACTTCTAGCATAAATGAATATTTTAATAATGATAATGTCATACCATTAGCAATAAATGATGCGTTATACACTGAATCTTACAAAATCTTATCTAAATTACGAAATGAAAGATTATTTCAATATTCAGTTTTTACTGATAAAAATATACAAAAAGCAATACAAGATTTAAATAATATAATTTATGATAAAATTTCAAAATAATATAAAGGTTTATGTCGTTGGCGGTGACATCCGGTATGCAAAATTCATAGACAATTGTGAGATTGTATCTAGATTAGGAGAAGCCGATATAGTATTATTTACAGGTGGTGAAGATGTATATCCAGGTTTATATGGTGAAGAAGCACAACCTACAACATATTTCAATTTAGATCGAGATTTGTATGAAAAATCGGTTTACGAGAAAGTCAGTATAAAACAATTGTGTGTAGGTATATGTCGTGGTGCACAATTCCTTGCCGTCATGAATGGTTCAAAACTTGTACAACACGTGTCTGGACATGCTATAACTGGAACACATAACATCACAGCTACACAAAATAATTTTTATTATGGTGGCCTTGATACCTTTGCAATCACTTCCACGCATCATCAAATGCTTAGACCTAATAATAGTCGTAACCTTAGAATATTATATGAATCGACTAAAAAATTGTCAAAGGACGAAGAATATATGGGCAGTGAACCGGAAATTTATATATATAATGAAGATTCTAGATTTAAACCTGCATGTCTATGTATTCAAGGCCATCCTGAAATGATGGATAGTGATAGTGATGCTGTCTATGTATGTAATCTTCTAATACATACACAATTAAACAGACACGGTAAATATTATACTAATTGGCTTCAATTTGAAAGATATTGTTCTAATAGTAAATGGTCTACTGATTCTGCCGATAAACTATTTACTTTACCATATGTTGATACTTGGTGTTTTGGAGATTTGTTTAGAGATGTTTTCTATGATGTGTCTCAAACTGAAGATTATAAAATAACGTATCATATAGACACTCCGACAACGCAAACCAACGTCATATCGAGAAACTTGTGTTTGTTTTCTAAAAACGATATACAAATATATTTCGAAAAATTAAGAAAGATTCATGACTTTCGATATAAAATAATGGATCTTGACAATGATCAGATTAGTGGGTATCGTTTTGATATAACAATAAACGCTAATGTTTTTTGGCATAAACTTTTAATAACCTTGATTAGATATGTATATATGTATCCCTACAGTTTTATATTGTATGATGCATTACAACTTATCAAAAACGGGTATAACAATTATTCAATAATGAATATATTGAATATTGTAAGCTATACGACAAAAGAAATACTTTACACAGAAGAAGAATATGACTTCTTTGCATATGGAGAAAACGACAGACAATTAAAACGATTTGTAAAGAAAGAATTTTATAATAATGTAAAAAAATATGTTAAAATAGTTGAGTACGAAAGACTGAAGTTAGATGAAGACAACGAAAACAATGATGAAGACGACGATGATTACGACGACGAATACAATAATGAATATGATGTAACATCGTTATATTGGTTTAATGATTTTTGCAACATACGTAAGCCTAGCGTTAAATTTGAAGTTATAGATGTGGAATTTATGTTTACTGCAAAAACCTTCAACATTTGGACTAAACGTTTTGACAAAAGACTACCTTATTATTTAAACAATTTTAAAAAGTTTTAAAATGAAACAAGTGAAAGTATTTGTAGTTGGCCCTGCTAAAAGTTATGCAAGATGGATTGAACCATTAGATATAGTAAGTACTATCGATGAAGCTAATGTAGTGCTTTTTACAGGCGGAGAAGATATAAATCCTGCATTGTATGGCTGTAAAGTTCATAAATCTACATATTTTACCAAATTTCGTGATGAATACGAACTTGAATGTTATCATAAAATGAGGAATGACCAAATCGGTCTTGGTATATGTAGAGGAGCACAACTAGCATGTGCATTAAATGGCGGTTTATTGATACAGGATGTTGACAATCATTGGATTGGTGACACTCATCCTATTGTTAATGTCTCTGATATTAAAGATCTGCCTCTGGAATTAAATATTCCTTCTTTACATCATCAGATGATGTATCCTTATGATATGAATCCAGATGATTATACATTACTTTATATATCTAAGGAACAAAGAAGCAAAGACTATTATGCTGGTGATAAATTTGATGATAACATCACAAGAATATCGAAAATAAACACTTTCGGTGAACCGGAAGTAATTTTGTTTCATAAACAAGGCAATCCAAAATTTCTTGCCATTCAAGGCCATCCTGAAATGATGGATTTAAATTCACAAACAATAAAAACATTTAATAACATTTTAAAATCTTTAATGTAAAATGATTACAATAGGTGCAGATCCTGAATTATTTATTTATGACAAACGGAATGAAAAAATAATATCGTCTATCGGTATTATTCCTGGTGAAAAAGGCAATCCCTATAAAAGTGATGATATGCCTGAAGGTTTTGGTCTCGAAATAGACAATATTTTAGGAGAATTTAATATTCCACCATGTGAGACGCTCGAAGAATGGTTACATCATATGAATTATATGAAAGAATATATTAGGAACTTTGTGCAAAAAGTAAATCCTGATTATGACATTCTTTGCAAAGCTTCAGCACACGTTGACAAAGACCAACTTAAAAGTAAAGAAGCAAAACTTTTTGGTTGTTCTGTTGATTATAATGTATATACTGAAAAGCCTAATCCGAAGCCAAAAGGTGAAACTACTAATTTGCGTTCTACAGGCTGTCATGTTCATATAGGTTACGATAATCCGAATGTGTATGATTCACTCATGCTTATTCGTTATATGGACATGTATGTTGGAATTCCATCGGTGTTGTTCGATGACGATGTTGAACGACGTGAACTTTATGGCAAAGCAGGAAGCTTTAGATTATGTCCTTATGGCCTTGAATATAGAGTTCTATCTGGAGCCTTCATTGCAAATGATGAATTGTTAAAATTCGTCTTTAACCAGACTTTAGCTGCATATAATGCCTTCCTCGAAAATAAAGAATTGTTTCCAGAAACAGAAGTTCAAAAAATTATTAATGAAGGACTTAAAGAGGAAGCAAGACGTGTATGCAATACATATAATATTTTAAATAAAAATAATTAAGATGTGTGGAATATTTGGAATAATAAACCCTAAAAAACAAGTTTTTAATAGCGAATTGTTTAATGTACTTGGTATTTTAAACGACAGTCGTGGGGGTGATTCTTGCGGTATATTTATAGATGGTGCTTTAGAGTATGGTACAGAGAAAGAAAAATATTTTTATGACTTTCTTTCAACAAGCAAAATTCTTAAAAATGTTAAATTTTCGACAATTGCTCTTGGGCATTGCAGAAAGGCTTCTGTAGGAACTATATCTAAAAAAACTGCACAGCCTGTAGTAATATATAAAAACAATAAACCTGACTTTGTACTTATACATAATGGTACGATCTATAATTACGGTGATTTGGCAAAAAAATATATTCCTAATATAGATATTACTGGAATGACAGACTCTCAAGTAATGGCCAATATTTTTTATAATGCAGGCTATGATTGTTTATCTGAATATTACGGAGGCTCTGTATTTTTTATCGTTGATTATCGATCGAATCCTGCAAAAATATTGATGTTTAAAGGAAAATCCAGAGAGTTTGAATATACAAATGCTGATGTAAAAGAAGAAAGACCTTTTTATTTTGCTAATATTAACAATAGTTTTGTATTTTCATCAATTCCTACATATTTTAAGGCTTTTAAACCAAATATAACTGTACAAACTATAAACCCAAATGTACTTATAGAATTAAAAAATTCAAAACTATATTGTGTACATGAATATGATAGAAGTACAGTAAGCCAAGCAGGCCAATATAGATTTAAGGACGGATATAGAAATTATTATAATTATCCTACACAAACACAAAGCAATGTGTCGCAAGTAACAAACAAACCCACATATGGTTGGTATATGGATGATTACGATGATGATGATATCTTCCCTGAAACTAACACAAATAAATATATTTATTACGCCAATAGACGTGATTTATATATAATGGATGGTAAAAATGTTACCGGAACTTATAATGTTAACAAATTTGGAAGACTTAATATCGACCCTAAGAAAGAACAATTATTTACATTGAATTTTTGGGAAGGTGTTTTATTAAAAAATAAAAATTGTCTCAATTTTCTTAATGCAATAAGGAAAAAGTCTAATGTAAATCCAGAGGACTTTATATATGCATATCCTGATTTGTTGTATTATCTTTCAGCATATCCTTTAAGAGAAGATTTTACCGATCCAGAATCACCATTTGTTATTGGTGATTTGTTTGAACAAAAAATATATTCAGGATCTATATATAAAGTTTTGAGTGGAAAGCAATTCAATATTTCTGATGGTAAAATCATCTCTGATATAACACGTTGTGCTAATGAAGAAGACTTTAAAGCTATCTGGAATAAAAACGACAGAATTTCATTTGGTGAATTACGAAAATATTATCTAGGATGAGAGGTATAGTAAACACACAAAATAATCAACCAATACTTGGTATTCTAAAGGAACCTGAACATAAACATATTAACATCTTTGACAAAAATGATGAGTTGGTTCAGATTGCAGATAGTTATGAAGCTGTAAAAGACATAGTATTCTTTTCTACGTCAACAGGCCGATATTACTTAAAGGAACTGTTTACAAAACAAGAAATACTTAGACATGTTGGTTATAAGGGTGCACACATATATCCTTATAAATTTGAACAAGTATACGAAGCAGTAGATCATTTTGATATTTTCAGTGGTAAAGAAGAACCTATAACTAATTATAAATTTATCGGTTCTGGAAAACTTAAATATACATTTGGTCTTGAGTATGAAACTTCATTAGGTTGTATTCCTGAAGATCAATGTTTTTTAAGTGGACTTATTCCTCTTAGGGATGGTTCGATCTCTGGAAATGAATATTCTACTGTAGTTATGTCTAAAAGTAGAGGTTTAAATCTTATAAAACAGCAATTAAATCTTTTACGAAAATATACAGCATACAATAAAGAATGTGCATTACACATTCATTTTGGAGGTTTTCCTGTTGAACCCAATTACATATTCACGTTGTATACATTATGTTATTGGCTTCAAGAAAAAGGAGAAATTTCTGCGTTTACTAACAAATATGTTTTCGAAACAGAAAGGTACAAAAAGAATGGTAAAAGTTACTGTAGATTGCTTCCTAATGCTACTATGTTAACAACATTTGATCAATTTTATAATTATTTTGTTGGAAACAATTTCTTTGGTGATCTTTATCAAAGTCATCCTGCAGATATTGAGCATAATAGAAAATGGCAGATCAACACTAGATATTTTTGGATTAATTTCATAAATATCCTTTGTTATAAATCTCCAAAAACCATCGAATTTAGATTTCTGAGACCTACTTATAATTTTACAAAAATATGCACTTGGATAATGATGTTCAATGCATTACTTCAATATGCAGAATTTTTGACTAAAAAATACGGAGCTGTAAATATTGGTACTTTAACTGAAAAAATCAGACAAAAAGAAATATTGATGCCTCGTTTTCAAGCAATGTGCGATGAAGTATATCAATATAAACAAAGCACATATATAAAAGAACGTATGTCGGAACTTTATTACGTCGCTCAAATGCAGAAAAATAATGAAGATTATGCAGGTCAGGATACTACTATAGAAGACAATATTATGCATAGTGATTTTATAACTTATTCATAATGAATAAAAAAATCAAAAATGCTACTGTGACTTTTTTTGACGGAATCCAATTTAAAAGCATTCTTGAGAAAAAAGTTTATGAAAAATTAAAAGAGTCTGGGTTTCAACCGAATTACGAAGCCCAGACTTTTTTATTAGTTGAAGGGTTTAAACCTACAGTGCCATTTTGGGTATACAACAAAAAACAACATTGTTTTAAAAACAATTCTTCAAAATTACGTGATTGGTCATATACCCCTGATTTTATTATAGATTATAATGGTTATAAAATAATTATTGAAGTCAAAGGCTTTCAAAATGATATTTTTCCATATAAATTTAAACTTTTTAGGAAATTACTTGAGAAAGCAAATGATAAAGATCATTATATTGTTGTAAAAATAAATTCTGTAAAAGAAGCTTCAGAATTTATCGAATATTTAAAACAATCATTATGAAAATGTTAGAAATACTTGAAAACATAAAATCTGTTCTTTCAATACAAGACTATAATAAGTTAAAGTCTTATATAGTAAATAAACAATATGCTGCAGCAGAAACTTTAGCTAGAGTAAAGCAAAATGAAATATACAAAATATTGAAAGACAAAGATAAGGATCCTTGGGAGAGTCCTTATTACCGGTTATTTCATCAACTCATAGCAAACCTAGCTTGCACAAATGTAAAAGAACAACTCATTTATGGAGAAGACGACGATGACTACTATGAATACTGATTTATCTTCTATTGCAAAGAATTGGACTGAAGAAGAATATCGGAAATATCCAGCTATGGATTTTAGTATGATTTCAAAATTCAGTAGAGAAGGTTTTGAAAAATTATCTTCTTTGAAAGAATCTATAAATACAACAAGTTTATCATTTGGCTCAGCTGTAGATTGTCTTATTACAGAAGGTATGGATGCTTTTAACAAGAAGTTTGTTGTTGCAGACTTTAAAAAAGTTTCAGAACAAATAAAAAATATTGTTGAATTTTTATTTAATCATGTAATAAAAGAAAATCAAGATGTAAGACTTCCAGATGTTTCCGTGGATGACATTGTAGATGCTTGCGATGAATTTCAATGGCAACAAAATTGGAAAGACCTTACAAGATATGAAAAAATAATTACTTTAGGTTCTGATTATTTTGACTTCTTGAAAACTGTGGGAGATAGAAAACTTCTAGAACCTGATTTTTATCAAAAAATTATAGAGGTTTACTATAAGCTCAAAGAGTCAGATACCACGAAATTTTATTTTAATAAATCTGAAGGAACAAGTATAGATAAATTTTATCAACTTAAATTTGCAGAGTTTCTTAACGGAATCGAATATAAAGGAATGTTTGATTGTGTTATTGTTGATCATTATGAGAAAACAATACAAATCGTTGATTTAAAAACATCTTCTGAATATGAATGGAATTTTTACAAATCCATAAACAAGTATAATTATCATATGCAGGCAAGACTTTATACTAGGATTTTAAAAGAAGCTATAAAAAAATCAGATTATTTTAAATCTTTTACAATATTACCATTCCAATTTATAGTCATAAATAAATTTTCAATGACTCCATTGATATGGCAATTTGACGACTGCTTTAAATATGGCACACTTGAATATGGTGAAACACAGAAATTTATCTTTAAAGATCCTGAAGAAATTGCATTGGAATTAAAATATTATATCGAAAATAAACCATTAGTACCTAAAGGTATAAATATTACAGAACCAAACGATCTAATAAATTATTTAAACAAACTTTAAATTTTAATGACCATAGAAGAATGGTTAGGAAATGATAATGTACTTGGTATTGATATTTGGAAAAGGAAATATCGATACAAAGAAGAAAGCTTTGATGAATGGCTTGAAAGAGTATCAGGGAACAATAAAGATGTCAAACAACTTATAAGAGAAAAGAAATTTCTTTTCGGTGGACGAACCCTTGCAAACAGAGGCCTTAATCAAGGTACTAACTCTAATTGTTATTCCAGAGGATTTGTTGAAGATTCTTTGGATGATATACTACTTACAAATACACAGATTGCTAAAACATTTCAGGCCCAAGGTGGGCAAGGTGTATCTTTATCTCATATAAGACCTAAAGGAACTCCAATAAGCAAAAATTACACTTCAGATGGTATATTACCATTTTTGGAGATGCTTAACACTACCACAGGTGCTATAAGCCAAGGTAATGCAAGACGTGGAGCATTAATGGTTTCTCTTGATGTCTGGCATAAAGACATACTCGATTTTATTACAGTAAAATCCAATAATAACAAAATAAACAATTGTAATTTATCTGTAGAAATCGATGATGAATTCATGACGTATGTCCAGAAATATTACATTGAGGGAATTAAAGAAACAGTAACTGTAAAACGCAATTATTCCGGTCATATTGTTGAATATGAAGTCTGTCCAATAGATGTTTATAAAAAGATATGTGAATATGCAAGAAATCATGCAGAACCAGGTATTCTTTATGTCAATAGGCTTCGTAACTATAATATGATGGAATTGATTCCAGATTACAATATAGAAACAACAAATCCATGTGGCGAGCAGCCTTTACCTAAGCATGGTTGCTGTAACTTATGCAGTATCAATCTGTTAGAATATGTTGTAAATCCATTCGAATCTAACGCTTATGTAGACAGACAGCAGTTGTCAAAAGATATTGCAGTTATTGTCAAAGCTATGGATGATCTTATTGATGAAAATAAGAATAACCATGCATTGACAGAGCAGAAAGAAGCGTCCTTGAAATGGAGAAATATAGGCATTGGTTTTATGGGTGTTGCAGATATGTTTGCAACATTAGGACTTGTCTATGGATCTGAAGCAAGTATTTCTTTTCTTTCAGACCTGACAAAATTCATTTTCAATGAAGCTTTGTCGGCAAGTGTAAATCTTGCAGAAGAAAAAGGTAGTTTCCCTGGTTATTCCCCTAAAGTATGGGATAGTGAATTTATCAAAACAAATGTTACACCAGAAAAGATAGATTATTATAAACAAAAGAACTGTCTTAGAAATGCAACATTGTTAAGTATAGCTCCTACAGGAAGTATTGGTACAATGCTAAATATTTCTGGTGGAATTGAGCCTTGGTTTGCAACAAGCTATGTCAGAAGAACTGTTTCTTTAAATGGCAAAGATACAGAATATACTGTACACGTTAAGACATTGCAAGATTGGTATGATAAATTTGGAAATACTTTAGCTGTCCCAGATTATTTTATAACTGCTGCACAAATTCCATATAAACAAAGAGTTAAATTACAAGCAGCTATAAATAATCATGTGGATACTGCAATATCAAGTACTGTAAATCTTCCAAAAGAAACTACAACAGAACAAATAGAAGATTTATATCTCAATGCATGGTCCCTTGGTTGTAAAGGTATGACAATTTATGTCGACGGCAGTAGAGACGCAATCTTGTCTACAAACAGCACTACAAAAATGGAATCAGGAAGACAAGCTCCAAAAAGACCTAAAACACTTGAAGCTGAATGGTATCAAGTTGTAGCAAATAAACAACTTTTTAACATTTTTATAGGTCTTTATGAAGGCAAGCCGTATGAAATTTTTGCTAAGCTTGCAGACGAAAAAACAAAGACATCTTTTGGAAAAGGTGTTATAACGAAAGTAAAAAAAGGTGTATACACTTGGACTTCTGAATGCAAAGATGAGGATTATATTGGACTTAAATATGACAGTAATATTGCCATAATTGACGAGGAAAGTCCTGAAAGAGTCGCTACATTGTTAGCTTCATTAGGTTTAAGACATGGAGCTGATATAAAATACATTATAAAAACTCTTAAAA